CGGTCAGAGTAGCGATTTTAAACCACTGCCCCTTGCAGAGCATCCAGTTATTCACCGCCAACTGATCCGGGCTGAAATTCGTGCCAACCCCCTCAATGGCTGTGCCTGTAACTGATATCGTCCCTGTACCGTCATTCCAGCCCATGGCCTTCTTGTACGTGCCATCGGTGGAGTCATTCAAGTCGGATATTATCTGATATTCAGCGTTCCCGGTGGCCCCTGTGTTCACCCTGTAAACCCGGACCCCCACAATCCCGCGCCTGGTCAGGGCTGCGACATTGAATGTGAACCCGGACAATTGAACATACTCGCCGCCTTCGACATCAACGGTGTTGGAAGGGGCGCTCGGCATGCTTTCTTCGCCCCATGCCGTGACATAAGTGTAAACATAATTGACGCTTGCATGAATAACTCCATCAGCAGCAACATCAACAACCGTAGCGGTCAGGGCGGAGGGCGGCGCCGGAACCCCTGCAAAATACGATTCGTCAACGCTGCCGTTGGTATTCGCCCCGGATACGGAGGCCATATCGAAGTTTGATTTCTTAGGAACAACCCCGTCCGTCCAGTAGAACCTTGCATACTCTGTTGATAGCCATGTAGAGGGCGACAGGCAGATGTCAATAAAGGTGGTTGACGTGATCCAGAACGAGTCACCGACTGAATGTTCTTTGATTTTGTATGCTTTTCTGAGGTCCGTTCCTGTCAGGGCAAGAGTGGAATCGTAATCCGCGAAGGGGGCAAGCGTATCAGCATTTAAATCCACATTGTCGGCAGTCTGGCCATATCCCTCTGGTAAATTCTTAGGGGATATCGCAGGCAGTGTGCCCTTGAATGCTGGTATCACAATTTTGGGCATGGTACTACCCCTCGGTTAAATCAGTTGACATCCTTATTGGCCGTGGTGAATTTTCTTTTTCAATCGGGTCTTTCATCCCAAGCAATCTGAAAAGTTCATCGCGATAATGTTGTGCTCTTTCCTGAGCGTAAACGCTGTGGGCTGCATCTTCCGAAAAGGCGTAATAGCATGTTCCGGCTATCAAGTGAGGCTCGTAAATGTCGTCCAGCGTGATGGCGTTGCCTATTGCCGCTATGTCTGCGGGAACATAGGAATAAGTAATGCTGACATAGCCAGGCGCAACCGTAGGCTGTTGAGGATAAACCATGAATTTTGTGGGGTCTCTTTCATCCCACATATAATGAATTACGGTTGCGTTTGCTGTCTCAACATTCCAACCCGGAGTCGTCCTATCTAAAACGTCCTTTTCAATAAAGGTAATTGGAGCGCCAACAGTTGCCCCTCCTGTACCCAAGTTCCAGTTCAGTCTAATCAATCCTGTCCCACCTGTAGGAACACTCTGGATGACCCCTGCGACAAGAATCGTAGAAGACGTGGTAACGCAGACATCAGGCTTCAGGCTCGCAATATATCTTTGTGTGACATTCAGCCACTTGAGCAGGCGAACTGCCGTCCATTGAGAATTTGCGGAGTCAGACAGTATATCTTCGACATCATTGACGATTTTCGAGGCTAAGATTGTCATTGGTTAGGCCTCCATCCCCCCACAGAAATTTGTAAGCCCTATCCTGGCTTTTCTCCATGCCTGCGCCTTCACCGCGTCATACAGGTTGTAATTTAACTGCGCCTGGTTTGCGTCATACCATGGCATCCCCTTCATCTTCTGAAGACGAGCAAGCGCCCCGCATGAAATAGCCTGTTGATATTCACTCGCTATAAAATCTTCAACAGTCGTTGCGGTCTTAGAGGGCTTGAGATACACCCAAACTTCAATGGCATTCTCTATTGCCTGATCACATATCGGAATTAGCCTTAATAGCTTTGATTGAATATCGGCATTGTAGAACATCGGGCTCGATCCCATCTCATACCGCCATCGGGGGTAATTAAAATTGAGCCATGGGATATCTCTTTCCTCAACCGGCTCTTTATCGAAATAAATAGGGCTTTCAATCCCCACAATATCGCCTGAAGCATGAGAAAGCGCATATGCTGATTTGGCTATGTATGTATTTGTTCCGGCGTCAACATCGGCCACTGAATCAGTCGAGGCTAGGGTTAGGGTGCTTGCCGCCACTGTAGCCAGGGTATAAGGACCTGTGTTGCTGTTTTGGTCGTCGTCATTGCTCCCCTGGTTTGTGACTATTTCGTCGGTGGACACAAAACCAGTTGTTTCAAAGTCGCTTGACATACTGGTTATGGTGCAAGGAGATCCATCTACAAAGGCAATGTCTGTTGCATCTTCCAGGGCCACAGTTGATATTGGAGTCAATCGCTCTTTCCAGATCTTGGTGTAAGCGCAAAATTCACGGAGCGTATCAATAAGAGCAATGTCAATTCTTGGCGTAGGGCAACCTTCAACTTCAGGAAGTATATCCCCATAAAATGTGCTTAACGCTGTAGCCATATTCTATGCCTCTTCTACCTTCTGCCGTTTCTCTCGCATGATCCTGTCACCAGTGGCTCTCATTTCCACGTATTCTTCCATTGTGGCCTCTCTCAGCACCGTATATGGAAACTCTTGGATGGTCCCGACCTTAACCCGTCCTCTTTCAGGGGATTGCTCGTATGTGTCCCTTGTTGCATGGTCAGCGTTTTCGAGATAAAATCCAGGCAGCACGACGGGCGTCATTCTTTTAATTATCAGGCATTGATTTTCCCAAGTGAGCCTTACATCCTTCGGGTCGTTAGGGTCTTTCATGGGTGCAAACTGGACTTCCCAGAACCCTTCAACCCAGATATCTAACGGCCCCTTGATGTTGCCGGTTGGCTCTGTCTTTGCTTCTTTGGTTATCTTTATTGCCAGACTTTCCCCTAGGACATTGACCAGCCTGTCATAAGACAGATTTTGAAATATGGGCCTTGGCGATTTCGTCACCGCCTCAATCCCTGTCAAGTTAAAAAAATCCTGATATTTCTTGCCTATCTTCTTTCTGGTCTTTTGCCACGTCACCTCTGTAAAAGTAACTTCGGTCTTATATTCTGTGCTGGCAGGGTTAAATCGCCTTGCAACATTCTTCCCATACATGGGGAGTTCCACGGGGGCGGTTGTAATCGGTTGAAAGTATGCCGAACCAATTATTTCCGTCCATTTTTTGTCGAACGTGTCTCTAACCAGGAAGGAAGACGAAAGAATCTTTGCCCTGTTCTTCGTCTCGTATCCTCTGAGGATCAGTTCTTGTGAGATTCGTTTGAACTCATCAATAAATTTATCTTCTTGCTCTTGGGTTGATTTACCCTCTTGGCCTTTATCTGACATTTATGGTCTCCTTGTATTTTATTGGATTGGCAAAATTGGCCTTCGTGAAGCTCTGTATCTTGCTATTCGTTACGGGCATATTGCCTGAAATGCTATCAGAGCGTCATTGTCGTTCAAGGTGGCATATCCGATCAGCACTCCGGGTTTGGTCACCTGTCCGATAGGGACAGGCTTATAGCTGAATTTGCCGCCTATGAACTCCACCCGACCGGAAGGCACAGCCTGGGACAGTGTAACCTCGTTAGAAGACACGCCATTCCCGGCGGTCAGCGCGGTAATGTAGGCCTCGTAAACATGCTTATTGGTATTGTCCTGAATACGGATCAGGGACCCATCCCCTACATACGTGCCGGTGATATCGCCATTAAAATGGCCTGTCGGGGTTGCGGCTGTATCCAGCGTCCAGGTTGTGATATCAGTAGTTGCGGCATCGCCTAAAATCCCCGCGGCAGAGTTTGTATAGAAACGGTAATCGGTATCATCTCTTTCCAGATAAACGCCTTCGCCGTATGTTACTGACGTTTGGTTTGTGGTTGTCATCAAGTCCCCGCCATAGTAAGGCTGAATGCCCTCACCAAAGGCATGGTCGAGAACGGCAGNACCAGCGGCCGGCCAACTAAGGCCTTCACAGGTAAGCGTGCCAGCACCCATGCAGGGAGCCCATTCGCTTATAACTGGAACCGATGCCTCCAGGTTCCACAATTTGATGTTGAATGGGATTGTCCCGAGGCACAGATAAACATCCGCTCCGGTCCCGTTAAAAACTCCACTAATAATGTGCATGTCATATTCTCCTTTGTTGAAAAGTTTGGTCTTAAAAGTTTAAGCCTTTTTCACCTTACCGATTAAGTTGGGTTAGCTGTTGCGGCACACTCATACCGGACAAGCCAGGATGAATTAAGGATTACCGCAGTGTAGTAAAGCTTCCACGATATAAACCCAAGTTGCCCCAGAGGATCGCCCTGAACAGGCTTTGGCTTGACCATCGCGGGCCTAACTGCGTTCTGGCCCTGAAGTCTTACGACCCCATAGGAATCTTTGGCCGCCACTATCATTGGATACACATCTGGNTACCCGGCAGAAGACGGTATATCGCCATTGGACAGATAGGTCGTTCCGCTTGAGGAAGTCGCAGCCAGTAACCAGGGCTCGAATAATGGCGTTAACAGGAACCTGAAAGCCCCCATGCCTCCGACTTCGGACTGGTGGATGGTCTTCATGGCATCCCCGTAATTTCTTACAGGGGTAAACCCGTCCATGCTCTCAAGATCGGCTTTAAGATCGGTATGGCCGAAAACCACATACGACGGATCTATGCCTTCAGTAGAAACCAGTTGCGACGCAGAAATGCGACTGGTTATCTTCATGGCCTTGTCCTTGGATAACGCCCTCTCTATCCGCTTGAAGTCTCCTGCAAGCGGGGGAGCATTTACGGCGGCCCTTGATCCGGCATTGTTCGCATAAACGACATTGCTACCGGATTTCTGGACGGAGACGGTAACAAGTTCAACCGTCTCGGCCATCTGCTCTGAGCAGAGGTCAACAGTCTCCATTGGGATGTCATCTTCGTGAGTATCGAAAACAACGTCCGTGAGTTCCGCCCAGTCACCGTACTGGCGCAGGGTGCTGGTAATATCTGTCTTGGTGAGTTTTCTGCCCGGAGGCGTTACGCCTTCTGATAATGGTGCGTCGGCTGTTGGAAAGTTCTCATACCGACGCCATTTCCCGGTTAAAGATGTGTTTGTTGGCTGAGTGAATGGCTGCCCGAACATCGCGGCAACCATCAGGTAATTACCCCTTTTCAGGAGCCTCTTTTTTACGAGACCAGTACTTCTATACCCCAGGTCCCCAGCAGTGCTGTAAGTTGTATCTCCCATTTTTAAAACCTCCGCTAAAATAACGATTAAAATGAAAGGTACTCTTACGGTACGCTGTGTTTGTCTTCATTCGATTCCTACCCTATGCGCTTAAAGATTGTCTTCTTCCCGCAATTGGGACACTTGAACTCTTGCGGATCTAACGAGGCTTGGCCTCTGCACAAGAGCTTGTTGCATATATCACCTTTTTTTTCATTGAAATGCCCACACCTCAACTCCATTCCTTGAGGAATTTGCATTATCAAGTTTTCTGGAACCTCAGATATAAAAGGATCATCTTCTACTGGTGTCTGAGATCGTTTCATCTTCTGGCCCTCTGTTGCGCTCGCCTTTTGGACCGGATCATAACGGCTAAATGGAAGTTTTACTTTACCTACAATTTTAGCCTTGCCGAGATCTTGGATTACGTCTGTTTCCATGTTCAATAAATAGGGCTGGTATCTTCTTCGTTGAATGCCGCCATTTCTTCATCTTCCGGGGAAAGGGCGGAATTGAAGCTCTTGCCCTTAGACCTCACAGTAGTTGAATGCACCTTGTCGAATGCGTCTTTTGACTTCCGCCTTTTGTCGTCATGTGCTTTCAATTGTTCGTCGGCTTCGCCCTTGCCCATTTTGTTGATGAACCTTGTCAACAGCCTGACTTTATCTTGCGGGTCTTTGGAGAAATTCAAGACTTGGATTTCTTTAGGCTCGTTCTTGAGCCAATTAACCAGGTCTTTATTATCTATTTTTTCGGCGTTCGGGACCTTGCTCCTTACAGCCTCAGTGAACAGCTTATTGTCCACCTGCTCCATCATCTTAGCACCCGATTCTGTTGTGAGCAGGTATCCGTTTTCAACCATTTGAGTTACGATATTATGAGCAATGGACGCAATCATAACCGGCAGCTCCGGCGTTGCTTCAATGGCCGTCTCAAAATCAAGCAGCTCGCCATCAGATAGCTCAATAGTGCCTTTTGGAAAAAAATCTTTAGGTATGACCTCCCGGATAAATTCAACGTCTTCTTTTCTGTAAGATTCTTCTCTTGCAGATACATGGCTTTGTTGCGATCTTTGACGTTCCGCTTCCGCTCTGGCCTCATCCTCTTTCTGTTTGGCCTCAGCCTCAGTCTTTTCTTGGGCCTCTATGATCTCTTTGCCGCGCTTAACGTCTTCATCGTCTTCGATTTCGACATCAGGCTTTACCTCTGGCTCAACTTTCGGCTCAGTTTTTTCTGGCTCATCTTTTTTCAGGTCCTGGTCATCACCTTGTTTTTGATCTTCAAACCCATTGTCGGCATCTTTCGGATCTTCTCCCTCCGGCTTTTTAACTTCATTTTCCGGGGGAGATTCACCGGGCCTCATATCAAGAGACCTGTTATCGTCCATAGAGTCATCATTAAACGCAAGCACTTCATCCTGCATTATTCCGGCATTGTCGGCAGGTTCTTGATGCTGCTCTGTGACTTGAGTTGTCTCTGTGTCATCTGGCATTCTTAAATCTCCTTGTTTTGTTTTCGGTCTTTAATCCGTTTGGCAGGATTACCACACCATATCTCTTGGCTTGGGACATCGCAGGTCACGACTGAACCCGCTCCAATAACGGCCCCATCCCCGATCTTGTTAACGCAGGTGAGGATTATAACCCCATCCCCTATGTAAACATCGTTTCCTATGTTCAACCCTGATGTCTTTATCCTGTCGGTTTTAACATCTTCTTCGATTGTCATTCCGTCATGAAAATGATCATGGGTATAAATGCGGGTATTCCTTGAAATTGAAACGCCCCTGCCGATAGTGACATCCGAGGTGCAATCAATATAAACTGAGGGATGAATGTATATCGGGTGCTTAAATATTAATTGGCCGCGTCTGCCGTGATGGAATCCTGTTCTGAACTCAACCATTCCTCTTTTCCTTCCGGGTGCTCGTAGTTATGTATGGTTTTGACTGTCCTGTTTTTAGGAAAACACATACTCGGATCTTCCAGTCTTCCCAGCCATGCGCCATCTTCGCCTTGTTCTGGCCATATAGCCATTGGAATGATATGCCCGATAGTGTTGTCAGTATCGAGCCACAATCCAAAACCGGCTTTGGCGGCCTTCTCACAAAAATATAGATCGGTTCCCATTACTTCGGTATGAGTTCGCCCGCATTCAAACCAGGGCCTTGCCATGTTTTGTAACACCTTTGATTTTATCAGCATCCCGGCATTACCAACAGTCAGCCCTGTAATATCAATGCAGCCCGATCTCCCCCGTAAGGCATGATACGGCACCCTGTAAAAATCACGGCGGCTGTCAAAATGTATTACATGCCAGAACGGGAACCCATGCCGTAAACACAATGGAACTACTATGTCTTTATCTCGTTCAAGAAGCTTCATTAATAAGTCTTCTTTCCATACGTGATCATCGCCAAGTATCCATAGATAATCACATTCAAGCTCTTCCATGGCCTCTATTAAACGGTTGAGATTATACGCCGGATCTCCACCTACAGCCCATTGATGTTTAGACCCTGGTGGACTTATCGTAAAGCTTAGGCAGGCATCAAATTCACGATACCTGCCCATGTTCCCTGAACATATCCCAACTAAAACAGACCCGAATTTTTTATTCTTTTTGAAAATCATGGCCCCTCTATAGGTGGTCTTTTAACAAAACAGAATATTACGAACCGAACGTACCGCCACTGGCTGCATCAACATCACCAGTAGAGGAAAGCGGCTCCCACCAGTAATAGACGCTCATTGTACCTGATGTCATTGTGGTGTTTGCGACCGTAAAGCCCACATCTTCGCTTGTGATGATGTCAATAAGATTGCTGCCCAATAATGTCTTTACATTACTGGCAAGTGTTTTGCTTATAAAAAATTCACCTGCATCCAGCCCTGTCACCGTAGTAGCAGCTATAAGGTCTCTGGTTGGAGTGCCGAACTTGATTGTAGCCGCAGCGGGGCTCATATTGACACCTGTGTATATTGCCAACCTGATGCGAACCACACCTGTAACGTCTAGGATCTTATGGACGGCCGCAGTTTTCCAGGCCGTTGCAGTCCATCCGATAGAGATAACCCCGGATTTGGTTCTATTGTAATTCAGGGACGCCCCAAGAAGCTCGTCAACCAGACTCCTGTTGGTTCCAAGTGCTGTACCTGTCCCGTTGTTCACGGCCTCCTGCACCTGCTCCATTCTTTCGAGAACAGATCCGTCCTCATTCGCGGCCACTCTGCTGGTGTTGGCAGGATTGTTTGCAGTGTTGGCCCCAAGCAAATACTTTAGATTTTTCAGCAATGTCAACATTTTCTAATCTCCTTTATATTGTTGTTTTTCAAGGACATCCTGGGGCTTTCTAAGCGCTCTCTTTAGTCCTATCTTTATTCCGAGTTGGACCCGGAAATCTTGGATAAGAGGATCGTCACAGATTTTCGACAATGTTTCCTCTCTTTCTTCGATTGCTTTTATGTCGGCTTCAAGCGCCCTTTTATATGCCTGCCAGTGCTCCAACTGTAACAGCCCCAGGATGTATTGTTCGTCAACATCGCTGACCATATCGCCTCTAATTAACTGCTACCAATCCAGCATTATCGGGAAGGATGATTCGCTCCGGCGCAATACGGTTGATCTCATCCTTGTAAATCTTGTATAACTGTCCATCCTTGTCGAGAACCTTGACCTCGATAATGGAGTCTTCAGGGATACGGATATCCACAAACTTTCTAAACATCTTTTGATTGCCCCATATACTGGCAATCACGGACTCAACCCTCTTCATATCCTTGTTTTCGCGCCTGAATGTGAGGCACGGATTCTTAATCCTATACCAGTTTGGGCCAAGGGGGTGTTCACCTACCTCCAACTCGCCCAAGTACGTATTGACTCCGCCTGTAAACTCGATAATCTCTCCGGCATAAGGTGTTTTCATTGAACCTCTCCTTTTGTTTGGGTTTCTATTTTGATGACATTTGGAACGTCAAACTCAACACACACCATATTTTCGCTGATCCTGACCCCAAGAATTTTTTGCCCTTTGTATTCGTAAGCGCACAGAGCGTTTGGATCTCCGGGATACAAATATTTTTTAAAATTCCCGGATTCAATAAGGAATTGGGCGTCATCAATGACCCCTAATTTTTCCAATTGTGAGCGCAACAGTTTTTCAATCTCAGCTTCAATGCGCCTGTAAAGACCTGACGCCATATCGTCAATCGTGTTCTCTTCTTGTGCCTCGAAACTATTCAACCTCATTATCCCCTTCTTTCTCTTCTTTCGCTTCTTCAACAGCGACTTTCAATTTCGCATCAACAACGGCCTTCTCTATTTCCTGGCCGTGCTTGACTTGGCCCTCTGCCATCTTCCCTTGCTGTTGGAATGCAAACATCTTCGCCTGTCGCTCCGCCTGTGCATCGGCAAGGGCCTGATTCATCTGGACGGCCTTCATTTCAGCCTGCGCCTGTGCTTCAGCCTGAGCCTGTGCTTCTTCGGCCATCTTCTCTTCGGTTTTGATAAATCTTTCGGGGTTTTCGTCCATGCTCTCGTAAATAATCTCCAGGTGAGGCCTGACCTCACAGTATGGGAATAGGATTTCGCTTGATA